CGCCGTATAAGCCATTTATTTCCCTTTGACGATTAACTATACCACCCCTCGCGCTAGAGTGGCTTAAATCGCCTTAAAATGGCCTTAAACGCGAAGTTTTTAACCCTCTAAACTGTTATCAAAATGGCAAAAGAGAATTTATCCACTTTAAAGAAGACTCAGTTCTTCGGCGGTGAAAAAGAAAGAAAAGAACGTCGAGCTAAAACCTCGTGTCAATATAGAACAAAACGTGTATGGGATGCTGAAAAGCAGAAGTACGTAAAAATAAAGATATACCGTAAGCGTACTACATTTACACGTGAAGAAATGAAACAGCGTTTCAATGTGAACCACATAGATATAGTCATCCAACCAAAGAAGGAGAAGACAGCACCTGTTGTGCATGCAAAAGTAACGTCTATGCCTGCACGTAAAATAGCAGGGTTCTATATGCGAGGTGTTCGCTATGAATGGGATCCGGAAGCAACGGGTCTGATTCGCTACAAAAAAGTAGCATAATATTAACTAATAAAGCATTATCAAAATGAATAAAAATACATCTGTGGAAACTACCAAGAATGGTCAGGCCACAAAAGTACCAACAGGTAAGGTAAAGACTATAAAGTCTAAGGAAGAGATTCGTAAAGCAAAGGAGCAGGAATACGAGAACCGTCGTGTAAATGCTCTTAAGCGTCGTGCAAAGCGAATGGGTATGTCTGAAGAACAGATTAACGAGTGCGTAGAAAAGCTGAAGAAGCAGCTCAAGGAGCCTAATCAGTATAGTATACATGTAATATTCCATTCAGGAATGGAAGACATGGCAGTACAGGCCCTGAAGAATGCTAAGATTAACTGTAAACTTCTTATTCTTACTAAGAAGAAGGAGACATTCAGCTGGGCACTGATAGAAGGTGATCAGTCAGTATTGGCAAAAGTTCGTGAAACAATAGGGACATTTGCTAGTATCCACCCGTACGCTAAGAAGTTCGAATCTGTACTTCCTAAATCAGAGCCTATTAAGGTGAAGAAGCCTTCAAACAATACGGCAGAAGCTAAGAAAGCAGCTAAGGAACGTCGTAAGTTTGCCAATGTGTCACGTAATACGAATCGCACGAAACGTAGCAAAAAAACTGCATTTACAGCAAAGCGAGAACGCCTCGCTAAGGCCAAGAAAGATCGCAAGGCTAATGTTATCCACCTGCAGAAAACAAAGCGCTCTACGGGCTCTAAAAAGGCCTCTACGAGCCTCAAAAAAGCTGCATAGAAAGGAGGTGAACTATGGTACTATCAAAGAGCAAACAGCGCGAGGTAAAACTGCGCAACAAAAAGCGTGCAATTATTGCATCCAGGAACGTTAACGATTGCGTTAACAACATGCCTAAAGATAAACCGATCTTTGACATTAAGATGTTAAAGAAGGTCATCTTTGGTAAGAATGATGTGCACTATGTACAGGATGCAAAACCCTGGAAACAGGAGAAAACAAAACAGCCACATCGTCTACTTCATTCGCGTAAGAAGTGGGAGTATATATCAACATTCTCTAAGGAGAAAGGTTGGGCTACAGAACATAAGCTTGTAAAGCATGAGTCAGAATACTTCCATAAGGATCCTATACCAATGAGTAGAGTTTCCTTTTGGGAAAAGATTGTCGAACATAAAACGGCTAAGTGGGAGAAGAAGAACCCGAAGCCGTGCCAAGATGACGACTTATTCAAAGTCGAATATCAGGTTGCTTGGCAAGAAGAACACGATAAGGCTGTAGAACGATTCAGAGATATGGTAGTCTCTGCATACGACAAATTACATCTCATTGGTCGTTTTAAGACGGCTGATGGGAAGTTCGAAGAAAAAGAAGTAGCTACTATAAAAGACATCAACGGAGAAGGGCATAACGTAAATGACCTCAGTAAGAAGTCTAAGCTACTTAAGAAAGCCCAAATGGTCACAGACACAATTCATGCAAAACATATGAATCTTGTGTCTACTAATCTAAAAGACCATAAAGGAACAAAGGGACGAATTATACTCCCTACAAATCTCATGATGATGCGTAAAGCAGCATAAGTGATTAGTACACCACCAGAGTCAATAACATTACAGCAAGCTATCATATCCAACACAATAGACGTTAGGATGGTTCTTCGTTAACCAGAAACGGAGAGAGGTTCGATTCCTCGGTGTACGCAATTAATCTTTAGAACCTTTGAGTCATGATTATACGCAATGCAACGGTCGTAACATACGACATAGAAGTATTTCCCAACTGCTTCCATTGCGTGTGTAAAGATACAGAGACTAATCAATTATATAAATTCGAAATTAGTGAGAGAGTCAACCAGCTAAAACAACTGGTTGATTTCTTTTACTATGACTCCAAAGACAAAATGTTCTGTGGATATAATAATCATCATTATGATGATGTTATAGTAAATTATATGATTGATATGTTTTACAAGATGGATCAACTTCCATTTTGGAGAATATGCTTATCTCTGTTTAATCTCTCACAAACTATTGTGAATGCAGAAGATGGGAATATAGATAAGTTCAAACGATGGAAGTATGCACATTACTTTCAATCGATGGACTTACTAACCATGATGTTCAGTCAGAAACTACGAGTTGGTCTTAAAAGCATGCAGGTGACAATGCATTATCGTAATGTCTATGAATATGAAGGAAACTTCGAAGAGCCTATACCAGTAGACCAAATAGACAATATGATTGGCTATAATATCAATGATGTAGAATCAACCACAGAGTTATTAAACCGGTTGAAGAAAGACATAGAACTCAGACTCTTCATACAAGAAGAACACGGAATTGATTGTTTATCAATGGATTCTGTTAAAATGGCAGAGACCTTTCTACTCGAAAAATATTCAGAGAAGTCAGGTATTCCTAAAAATGTAATAAAGGAAATGCGTTCCCCGATGGATTATATTCCATTGAAGGATGTCATACTGCCATTTATATCATATAAAAATCCAAAGTTACAGAGCGTCTTAGAGGAAATGAAGAAACAGGTAGTTTACTCTAAGGAGCGAAAAGGCTACGAGAAGAAGTTTGTTCTCTCGAATGTGGTATATTCTATTGGTGTTGGTGGTATTCATACTATTCATACACCAAAGATATTCCTCCCAGCTGATGACGAGTTTATAGGGCACGCAGATGTGGCGTCGATGTACCCGTCTTTATTGATAGAATATCAATTTGGACCTCGTCACTTGAGAAAACTATTTTGCGATCTATTTGCCGGATTGAAAGTCGAAAGACTAGAAGCAAAACGTACAGGTCAGACTACAAAGAATAAGTTTCTGAAGATTGTGCTCAATTCTCCTACTGGTAAAATGCAGCAGGAAGTAAGTTGGATGTATGATCCTTTCAATGTCTTTAAGATAAGAATTAATGGCCAGTTAATACTTCTTTTGCTCGTAGACAGGCTTTTAGACCTTGGGTGTGAAATTATTCAGTGTAACACCGATGGTGTCGTCTACAGGGCTAAAAAGTGCTTTAAACAGGCTATTTTAGACGCTATTGCCGAGGTTGAAAAACTTACGCGTCTAGAATTCGAGACTGATGAGTACGAAGCATTCTATCAATACGCAATCAATGACTACTTTGGTGTCTTGAAAGGCGGAGAGATAGAAGAAAAAGGTATGTTTATTACTGAAACAAAGTTAGGCAAAGGACTTTCGCCTGTGGTTATTCCAAAGGCTGTGATAAACTACTTTACTACTGGAGAATCTATTGAAGAGTTCATTAAGAACGATAGAGACATACGCGATTTCCTCGTGTCTCAAGCCGTTGATAAGAAGTTTGAAGTGTATCATGGAGAACAGAAGATACAACGGATTAACAGATTCTACGCAAGTACAGATGGAAAATATTTATTTAAGTATGATCCAGAAAGTACAAGAGAAAAAGCAAATATGCTAACAAAATCAGGAGTTACTATCCTGAATAAGTTTGATGATCTACCGATAGAAGATCGAAAGATTAACTATCGTTACTATATCAGTGAAGCCAAAAAGATAGTTGCCGACTTCACTGAACAGCAACTAGAGTTATTTTAGTAACCAACTTGAGAACCAAAGAGTCAGTAAGCTATGATTATTGAAGTAAACACTCAACTCTTGGATAAAGTCCCAGAGTTAAACTCAAGTCAGTTAATTTTCCTAAGTATGATATTGGATAAGAATCAACCAAAATATCAAGACGTCCGCAAAGTTGTCAGCCTTATTAGCGACGAAGATATATCATACTTAATTTCTCAAGAACTAGTAACCGCGATAGAGAGCGGTGAGTCAATTACATATCAAGCTACAGATAAGCTTAAGCAAGCTGTAGCTAATGAGAAAGATTATTTTGATCTATTCTACGATATGTACCCAGTGTATGTAATGCGAACAGATGGCAGTAAATGCTATCTACGAGCTAATGTAAACAAATGTCGTCATTTCTTTAACGCTAAATGTGGTAAAAGTTCGGCTATGGCAGAACATATCATTAAGTGTTTGGATTATGAGATTTCTAAGCGAATGCGCGAAGGAAGTCTGAGTTATATGATGACTATGTGGAATTGGCTAACGCGTTCACAATGGGAAGCAATTGAGGAAGAAATGCAAGATACAGCAAAAACTGTAAATTCTTATGGAACAGAACTTATCTAATATCGTTCGACCAATACGAGTTGTAGCACAAGAGGCTATTAACTATATTGAAGGACGTAGAAGTCACGATATTCAGTCGTTAAAGACAAGATGGGTTAAGTTCAATAAGCAGTGTATGGGAGGTATTGAACCAAATACCGTTTATACCATAGCCGGCATATCAGGAAGTGGAAAGTCATCGTTTGTAAATTCATTGACTTTCGATTTAATTGACTTGAATCCAACTGAAGACATGATTATTCTAAACTTCTCGTTAGAGATGGTTGGATTTAGGCAAGTAGGAAGAGCTCTTTCAAATAAGCTGAGAAAGACTACTTCTGCTTTGTATAGTTCGGAAACGGACCTAGATGACGAAACCTTCAGAAAAGTTATCAGTGTTTCCAACAAGCTAAAGGAGTATCCAGTCTATTTTGTAGACAATCCATGTACTCCTATGCAGGTAGAACAAATCATAAATAGTTTCTATAACCAGTATGTAAAAGGTACTGGGAAACATTTTGTAATCACGTACGATCACGCACTATTAACAAAACAAACAGGAACAGTGATCGAGACAACGAGTGAATTAGAGCGTGTGTTTATACAAGCAAAGAAACTCCCGCTTACAACAGTCATTCAGATTGCACAAATGAATAGAAATATTGAGTCTTCAGAACGTATCAACAATCCGTTGAGTCACTATCCTATGAGAAGTGACATATCGTCATCAGATGCAATTTTTCAAGCGAGCGACTACGTTCTCGTTATGCACAGACCTGAAATATTGAATATACAAGAGTATGGACCGAATCATCTGCCTACACAGAATAAGATCTATATGCACATGCTAAAGAATAGAGACGCAGGAAAGCCCTGCATACTTGAGTTCGAGAATGACTTGATGTATAACAATATAAAGGAAGTAGCTGGTGGCTAATATTAACGTTAAAATACAGGCTGAATATGATTAAGACTTACAAGTTTACAACTAAGAAGAACAATAATACTACGTTTATTCCTTTTAACAATATTAGTTATGAGCCCAACTATTCTGAGATTATCGATAATATTATTCTTTCTGATATAAAGAAGAAGAACAGTTATCTGTTTAATATCGACAACTCTGATAGCACAACGTATATTCCTCTTAGCAGCAGCTATCTGAAGGCTGATGACAAATTCATCAAGGCTGCAAACTTCCTTGCCAACTATAAGAAGAACAAGAAGATCTATAAGACTATTCCTTATACTCTTGGTAAGATGTATACGCTTAGTGATGGTACTCCGATCGTGTTCTACGATGACGAGATTCAGATTGGTTTTGACACCTATAAGTATTCTGATTTCTCTGATTTGTCGTTCCTGAACGGTATTACCGATAACACGAAGAAGATTATTATTAATATCTACACCACTGGTGCAGCTAACATTAACATTAATCTCCTTTAATAAAAATTAAGAACCTATGAGTCTAACATTACCTACATCAAAGATTCCAGCAATCTCTACTAACCCTCAATATATGGTGTTGTATGGTCTTCCTAAAGCAGGAAAGACCAGTGCTCTTGCACAACTCGATAACAACCTCATCATAGACCTTGAGGGAGGATCTCAGTTTATTGATGCTATGGCTATACAAGCCAGAACCATCAATGATTTGGGAGAGATTGCTCAAGCCATTAGAGCTAAGAATGCTGAAGTAGGGCATAATTTCTATAAACACATTACAATAGATAATGCTACTCGTCTGGAAGATATATGTATGAGTTATGCTTGTACTTTATATCGAAAAACAGAGCTTGGTAAGAACTGGAAAGGAGATGATGTAACTACTCTCGCAAGGGGTGCTGGTTATAAGTATCTTCGAGATGCCGTAAAGAAGGTTATCGATATGTTCAAAGAACTTTGTGACGAGTTTATCCTAGTTGGTCATGTCAAAGATAGTATCACCGATAAAGATGGCGAAGAGGTCAACGCAAAAGAGATCGACCTCGTCGGAAAACTTGGAAAAATCGTTTGCGGAATGGCTGATGCAGTCGGATACGTTTACCGAAAAGACAATGAAACTCACATTAGTTTCAAGTCTGGAGGAGACGGGACTATTATGGAGGCTCGTGCCAGACACATTGCAGGTAAAGATGTTGTCATCGCTACTGGGAATGAAGACGGAAGTATAACAACCTATTGGAATCGAATTTATAAGCCCGAATAATTCAGAATCTAGAATCAGTAATTAAAAGGAAGAAATTATGTATAGTACAAAAACAGCAACAACAAGCAATACTGAGTTTACAAGCTCATATATGCCAGTAGGCATCAACGAAAATATTACCATTAAAGAAGTAAATGTTAATAAGTCACCTCAGGGTCTTGACTTTCTGGAGATTATCTTCCAGAATAGTGAAGGCCAGACAGTAACTATGACTGAATGGAAGAATACTAAGAATATGTGGATTAAGACCGACGAGGATTTGCAGCGTCGTGATAATCAGCAATTCGGACGTATTCTGCAGGTTATAGATGCAGTTAAAGGTAGTCATGGAGATTTTGAGGGTTCCTCATTTATTGAAATGATTACATGGGCTAAAGCATGTCTTGCTGGAGACGGTAAGAATGTTCGCCTTAAGGTGATTTATGATAAGAAGGGTTATACCACAGTCTCTAAGAATGGTATATTCATTGAGTCTATGGATGTTGCAGAGTCTCAGATTAAGCTTTGGAAGAACGATCTTTTGGAGCGCCCTGTACAGGCTGATGTAGAAAAGCCTGTCGATCCGCTCGGATCGCCTAATATTGGCGCATCTGCTCCGGTGACTGCAGACTCTACAGGTGCTGACGACCTGCCTTTTTAAAGGAACAGACAAAAGATTTGCTATTTGAAGTAGAAGATGTTTTGAAGATGCTACATAGAGAACATCCGGAACTATATACCAAGATAACAAAGAATTTGTCTGTATAATGGTCAGTGGTGCTGACAACCATTCGCTACGGAATAAACGATAACCGTAGAGTCCAAATCCTAGGGCCGAGAAGGCATATCTTGGTCTTTGGCTAAAGGTCAGTGGTGCTGATGGCCACCGTTTTAATAACGGAAACGATTGATATATTATTATATCGATACACGGATCAGGAATTATGGTGATGACAACCAATAGATTAGATAATCGTTCCGCGTAAGTCTAATAAACTGCGGGTACGTGGAAATCGTACGAACAAACTAGGCTTCGCCTAGAAGGGGTAACGTGAAAGCTAATAAAAGGTCAGTGGTGCTGACAACCAAATAATCCGCCCGGACAGTTAGTTTTCTGTCGTTAAACAAAAATGCCGAGTACGGGACGAACCTACAGACGTTTAGTTTCTTTAGTGTATGTTTAGATTAACTGTAGTGAAACGGAAGGGAATTATAAAAGGTCAGTGGTGGAGGACTGGAGGCCTAACGGCAGCCAGCCCCTAACGATTATGAAGAAAAAATATTATAGATTAGCAAAAAGAATGTTTCCTGAAGAAAAAGATAAGCAGTTAATAGTGCTTTTAGCAAGATCACTTCAGAAAAACAATGAAAAGATTCCATCTAAAGAAGAAATGGGATTTTAACAATAGCAGTGTGAGTGTCTTCAGGCAAATTCTGATTGGAACATTCCGCCAACCGGGAGATAATATCAGGTCGGGAAGCTGTTAATTTTGGAAATCAGTAGTCTAGAGGTTATGACGGTCACCCTAAAAGGTAGTTGACGGATTGTGGGGTTCGAATCCCCACCTGATTGCAATGATGACAAAAGAAGAACGAAAAGAATGGTTCCACGATTGGTATTGGAATCGTGGAGGTAGAGAAAAAAGACACGTAAGATTGCGTGAGCTTGGCCCACATAAGTATGGGACAGCAAGAGATGTACCTTCTAAGGTAATTTAATGGAGGTTATTAGCGGTGGCCGTTAGCTACGTCTTAGTATGTCTCACTTCGCCCGTGAGAATAACCACAATACAAAAGAGCTTAAAGCCATGTATAGTACAAAAACAGCTATTACAATGAGTCTAAGAGACTTGTTGGATAAATTGGATGACTATACTATCTATTCTTACTATCTTGGTAGTTTTAAGCCAAAAGTCTTAATGAACAGTCCATTGAGACCAGATGATAAAATCCCCAGCTTCGCTATATTTCCTAGCAAAACCGGGGATTTGTTGTTTAAAGATCATGGTACTGGAGAAGCAGGTAATGCTCTCAAGTTTGTTAAGCTTATAAAAGGCTTGAATACACGCGAAGAACTCGAGCGTGAGCTCCTTAGAATCTTCAGGTGTACAAATCCTAACCAAAGGGTCCAAAACCCCGTCAGAATGGCTGAAAATGCGTCTGAGACGGATATTGGGATAGTAAGACAACCGTTTACAGAAGTAGATAAAAAGTATTGGAAGCAATTCCATATATCAATAGATACACTGAAGAAATTCAACGTGTTTAGCATTAAATACTTTCTTTGTAATAGAGTCGTCAGAGGAACCTACAAAGAAGATAGTCCTATGTATGCCTATAAGGTTTATGATCGATTTAAGATTTATAGACCTTTAGCCTCCAAGTATACTAAATGGCGTACCAATCTGACAAATCGGTATGTTCAGGGGCTAGCCGAGTTGCCACAGGAGGGTGGTAATCTCCTCATCATAACTAAATCTTTAAAAGATGTGATGTGTTTACATGAGATGGGATTTAATGCTATAGCTGCTTCTAGTGAGACTACATTTATTCCAGAAGATATATTGCAGTCTCTAAAAAGTAAATGGAAACATATTGTTATACTATATGATAGAGATGCTGCAGGAATGCAAAATGCTCGTAAGTATAGTAGACAGTATAAATTTGATGCTATATTCGTCCATAAAAAGTTTAAAGCGAAGGACGTGTCTGATGCTGTAAAGTTGAACGGGTTCTTCGTTGTAAAGGATTGGTTAACTAAAACAGTAGAAAGATATGATTAATTGTTTGATTGGTTCCATTATAGGAACATTGATTGGAATTGGAGGAGTTTTATTGTACGGTAACTATTTGCTGGACAAAGAAATCAAGAAACTTGAAAATCTAATCGAGGAGTGTAATACTTTTAAGATTATTCTTAAAAATGAAGTCTTCCGGAAGGGTTAAAAATGCGACTAAGGTCGATGCGTATGGACTACATTTTCGTAGTAAACTCGAACTCTATACGTATGAAGCTTTTATGAAAGCAGGTATACCTGTTAAATATGAGCCAAAGCATTTTGTCCTTCTACCAAAGTTCGAATTCCTTGGAGAGAAAATACGTCCTATCACATACCTTCCCGATTTTATCGGACGAGGTTTTGTGGTAGAATGTAAAGGTCTTATGGGAGATTCTTTTCCTTTAAGATTTAAACTCTTCAAATATTACCTCAAGAAACATAGATCTAAGATGAAGTGTTATTTAGTACGGAATCATAAACAGGTCGATGAGATGATTGAGGACATTATTAAGAACCAAAAGAGTCAAAAATAATGGAACAGAACAAAAACTTTCTGAAAGTAGGAGAAAAAGTAGTGTTTAAGCCAAAGACAGAAGGTCTTGATTATGCACTTGAATCAGGTAAAGTATATACTGCAGATATTGATCGATATACAGATGAAATATCGTTTAATATGGCACCCGATATTACATTACCTGAGAAACTTTACACTACTGATGAAGATAATAAGTTTGTCAATAAAGTTGTAGATCGTTATAACATAACCAAAGAGGGCACAGTAGGCGTAATGCTGTCTGGTCTTAAAGGTAGTGGTAAGACGATTATGATGAAGCGTATAGCTTTGGAATCTAAACTTCCTATTCTTCTAATAGATAAGAGCTTTTACCCTAAAGATCTTATCAGCTTGTTCAATAAGCTTGCAGATACACAGATTTGTATACTTATGGATGAAGTAGACAAGTTGGGTGAACGATATGATGATGATTATCTGCTGAAAGTACTTGACGGTATTAACTCGTCTGGTAAAAAGTTGATGATTTTCACATGTAACGACGATGAAGATGTAAATGAATATCTGAAGGATCGTTGTTCTCGTATTCGTTATTGGAGGGATTATGGAGAGATGCCTGCGTCTATGATACAGGCAGTACTTGAAGATAAGTTGGACGATAAGACTGAAATTAAGCCTTTGACTGACTTTATTCAGGAGAAGTTCGCATGTGCTAGTTTTGATAATATTGCTTCGTTTGCAGATGAAGTAAATGCTTGTCCTAACGATACATATGAAGACTTGTTTAACGACATGAATCTTTCTGAAAAATGAGTTTAGAAGAAGCAAACTATCACGTAAAGTTTCAGATCAATTATAGTCCTAGTGGATGGTTCTTTACGGTCGATACATGTAGACCGTTTGGAACTATCGTTGGATATAATAAGTTCCCTACTGCTGATGAAGCAGTAGAAGAACTTAAGCAGTTCTTACGTTATTTTACTGAGAATGTGCTTAAAGATGGAGATACTATACGTAAGTTTATTGATAAACATAAACCAAAGAAGGATGGTAATTGATACACCATACTACGAGGACCTTACAAGAATCTCGAATAGTAATATAGGCTGGTTTCTACAGAAGGGGCCAGCCTTTTTACATAAGATGCTTACCAATCCTCCTCCAGAGGAGAAGAATAGTGTCCTTGAACGTGGATCTATGATCCACATGTACCTACTCCAGCCCGAAGAGTTCCAAAAGACATACGTAGTCTGGGACAAAAGTAGACCTTTATCTGCACAGCAGGAGAAGTTCTGTCAGGAGCTGGCACAAACATTAGAAATAGAGCCAAATAGAGCCATTCTAAGCGCATATAAAGAAGCGTATAGTACAGCAGGAAAGTCAGAAGACAAAATGCTGTCAGAAGGCCTTAAAATAGCCTCTACGTTGAAGGATTACATAGACTTCCTGAAAGCAAATGATGGAAGGATTATGATAACTCCTTATGATGCCCAAATGCTTGAGAAGATTAAGCAGAATGTGGAATCTCACAAACTTGCATGGAATTTATTGTGGCCATTCGGAAAGAATGCACATTTAATGGAGTCTATGGAATACAAAAAAGATGATGTTAAATGTTACCATGAATTTCATATTAACTGGGAATGGAATAATGGATTACAATGTAAATCGTTATTAGATTCTCTAGCCCTTGATTTCGAAAATCAAAGAGCAACTATAATGGATTTAAAAACTACACAAAAATTGTGGCACTTTGAAGACAGTATAGATCAGTATGATTACCTACGACAGTTGTGCTATTATAAACGCGCAGTTAGATGGTATCTTCGAAACGAATGCGATCAGAATCCAGATGAATGGAGTTTTGATTATTATATTGTTGGAATTGATACAACAGGTTCCTATGAGATAAGAGTGTTTAAAGTAGAAGAATTCATGGTGCAATCTAGATTTTCTATGATTGTAGATGCTCTAGATGCTATACATTGGCACCAAGAGCATAACAAGTGGGATCATAGTAGAGAATATTATGAAGGCAACGGCTCCGAGTCATTGAACCTATGAGCAATTTGATGAAATTAGCAATTCCACTGCTAAATCCTAATATAACCATTAAGGATATAGAAGGTAGCAGTGGTTTTGTTGATGCGTTCTTTGAAGATAAAAACAAACCGTCATTGACGGACCATTTATTCTTAATGTATGATACCAACGCAAAAAGTAAAGATGTTGCTACTTGTTTTTACAAATTAAACAAATTTACTAATAGGTATAGTACACGTATTGCACGTATTAATGGTAAACCTTATACAGTGTATTGTTTTACTATAAATCGTGTAATAAAACTATTAAGAGATGGTAATATAATGTTATCACTTGAACAAAAAAAGCGGATTTTAGATTTTTGGGATCATAAAGATCCGTGGATAACAAATAACGTACTTCTTGGAACAATGTACGAACATCCAGAACCCTCTATATTACCTGAAGAGGATTATGCACCAGAGGAGTATGGAGACGAAGAAGGG